CGAAATAACATAATCTTGATTAAGTGAACTTGAATATACTCCTGCATTTATAACACTTATTCCATTTGTTGATGTGCTTCCAACATTTGTTACTGCTTGTAAATCAGGTATAGTACCACCACTTAAATCACTACCCAATACATTTGCATAAGTACCATCTGCCTGTTCTACCAAAAACTTTTGTGTTCCGGCTAAACCTTCTGTACTAAAATCTGAAATCTTTTTTAAGTTACTCATGCCCAAGTTATTTTGCTAGTACCATCCCAAATAATAAACTGACCATCCCATAGTAATTTTATTGGTGAATCAGTCAAATTTGTACCAAAAATAATATTATTCAAAGTTACATAATTCGACAATTTTGTATTCACTTTTGTTACATTAAAAGTAGTTCCGGATATAAAAATGTTATCTAGAGAATCAAAATTATATTGCTTCACAAAATCTACCACATTTTCAATCCCATAACCAAACATTAAAGCCAAATCATAAATACTTTGACTTTCTTTGATGAAATATGAATTGTCTACCTGTGCAGGAATAGTATTTATTCTGAACTCAACATTTACTTTATTCTTTATTAATGGATCGTAATAAAGTGAATAGTTAGTTATGTCAGTAAACAAATCAATGTTATTATCTTCTGCTAGTTTAACGCAATAAGAAACAGATCCATAAACATTTACAGCAACATCAAAAATATTTTCACCGTTCTTAACTTCGTATTGCATCGACAGTAAATTTATTTACATCATTACTTTCAAACACTATTTCATTCACAGTATAACCATCAATAGTTAGTTGTGTAGTTATTTCTTTTTTCAACTGCATAGTAGCACCGGAAGCATTTAAATAGTTTATTATTCCAACACCACACAATGGGTACTGCTTCCAACTTCCTTTCGTTGACTGAATCAAATCCACTTGATGTTGGTCATCTGAATAACCTACTGTAAAATCACCATCAGTAAAAAGTAAATCACTATCTAATTCTAAAATATCACTAGCTGCCATGTTTTATTTTTGTGTTTTCTAATTGAGAAACTGTTGTATTTGGAACTGTATTTGTTTCAGGTGAAACAGTTGGTGCTGCTGTTCCTGTTCCTACTGTTAAAGTTAAAATATGTGTGTGAGAATTGAATTTAGTTATCAAATCATTCACTACATTTTTTATATCATTTAACCTATCAACCAAATCTTGAACTTTTACTAACCCACCTTCATTATCACCATTGAGATAAATTTGATTCACTTCACTTACCATCGAAACAAAACCTGTAGTTTCTGAAGTAGTAGTTAGTGCAACATAGCTGCCATCTTTTGGTTCTAAAACAAATCCTTTTACAGCACCTACATTGTACGGAACTTCTATGTAATCAGCACTACCATCAATCGGTGAACAAGTGCAAATGAATTTAATAGTATCAATGTCAGTTACCTTACAAATCATACTTTCATAAGATAGCTGATCCATACCGGATAGCGTTCTTATTGCTTCTGTTAAACCCCTATTTTGTCCACTCATTGTATTCTTCTTTCTAATTCAATTTCTTGTCTACCACCATCAACACCAAAAGTTGTATTTACTGACTTTACTAAATATGTACCTTTTCTTTCAGGATATTTGTAAGAATTTAAAATTACATAATCACCATGTGAAAACTTTGGTTCTAGAAATGTAGTAAAAGAACCATAATATCCTGTATAATTTGCCTGTTCTAAAAATGTTTGAATAGTTCTTTTCAAATCAGCAATTGTACCACCATACTGAAAAACTGTTCTTAAATCACCATCTTCAGAACCTACACTAATTTCTTCTTTAGTATTGTCAGTTTTAATCAAAATACCCTTTACTTTTACTTTAACATCTTCTTTTTTTAAATATTCTAAATCATTTTCAATTATACCTTTTTCAAATAAAATAGTATTCTCTGTTCTTAAATTAGGATAGTAAGCCAATCCACAGTATAACTTACCATTCTTAAAAAAAGAATAAATACCAAAATCATCACGCAATTTTTTTAATACTAGTCCTATACTAGCTTCGTTTATTCTAATAGAACCTATTGTTGCATCTAGTGCTTCGTATTCAATTTTTTCAGTAGTTACATAACTCATTAATGTCTTAATCAAATCAGGCAACTTTAAACTATTCTTTGTGATATTTTGTACTATGGTCTGCTTCAGAATATACATCTTATCTTCTGCCTTCAATTCCATTGGTACATTATTATTCACCCTAGAAATGTAACCTTCAAAAATCACATTTAAATTAGGATAATATCCGGCACTAATCTTAATCTTATCACCCCTTCTTATCAATGGATTACTACCTTCATAAATATTTGCATCTTCAAACTTTAAGTTTCTAGGCAAAATTAATTCTGCTGTAGTAGTTTGGTCATCAAAACTTTCACTAATAGTTACTTTATTCACAGCAGGAAAATACAAAACCTTACTTCTATTAGGTTCTGCTGTTGTTGGAACTTGTGTAATTAAAATTTCTTGTCTTAACCTTAACATTATTTGCTTAATTCTTCAATAGTGTAATCAGTATCACTTATAGCATCTATTTGAAAATACTGTATGTTTCTCATTCCCTGTTGCTGTGCAAAATTGCTACTAACTACAACTAGTTTAGTAACACCACAAATTTCATTTAAAAAAGTATTTGTAATTTTTAAAGATACAGGTGCAATGCAATATGAACGCAATAACCTAGTATCAATTGTAGGATATTTGTCTATACTTCCTTCAAAAAAACCACGAATGGTTATGCTAGTATCACCCTTATTAATATATTCTTTTATTGTTCCGTTTTGACCTGCAATGGATGTAGTTACCACATTATTAGGTTCATTTATATCTACAATACAATGTTCTATTAAACATCCTGTAATATCACCTATACTATAATTATCAGCCAATGAAACTGCTGCTGTAGAATATGTTTTAGTTTGTTCATTGTATTCCGGAACACCGTAACTTGGTTTTTCTATAAACAATGATCCATAATAAGGTGTGCCAAATTTTGTATATCCGTCAGGCAAATCACCTACTGAATAATTAGGTATGCTAGGAATCAAAGAAGTAGCAATAGGTAAACCAAAACCCTTACCTATTATTTCTTGTGCTTTTTTGCTTAATTTAGTATTTGGAATAGTGAAATTTATAGCCATTATTTTACTGCCATTAGTTGAAAATCATTTACTGCACCAATCATTGCTTTTGTTACTTCTGCTTTTATTGCAGTAGCACTTTCACGCAAATTAGTTGTATTTATATTTAGTTCTTCAATCAAAATATTAATATCTATATTCAAGTTTGTAGCTAATGGTGTACCTTCAGCACCTATTTTTGGCATAGCAGGTAAATCAGAACCATTACCTATTATTTCTTGTACCTTTTTGCTTAATTTAGTATTTGCCATAGTGAAATTTATTGCCATATTAACTTACTGCCATTAGTTGAAAATCATTTACTGCACCAATCATTGCTTTTGTTATTTCTGATTTTATTGCAGTAGCACTCTCACGCAAGTTGGTTGTATTTACACTTAATTGTTCAATCAAATTACCAATATCAATATAAAAGTTTTGTGGTTGTCTAGTTTCTACTGCTGATAATGATGTACCTGTTTTCTTTGTTGATGCTGTTGTACTAGGTGTAGCTGTTGCAGGTTGTCCCATTGGATTAACTGCACTTGAAATACCACCACTCATAGAAGCATTCAAACCATCCTGTGCCTCTTTTGCCCTCCACAATCCTACTGCCAATGCTGCTGCACCTGCTGCTGCAATCATTAACACACCTACACCTGTCAATCCTTCAAAAAATGCAGTTGCTGTATTCAATGCCCATTGTGCTGCTTCTGCTATTAATAAAGCAGATTTGTAAGCAGTTATTAATCCTATCAATGTACCAAAAGCAGTTATTAAAAAAGTAAATAATACTTTGTGCCTTTCAATAACATCAGCTAAATTTATCATTACACTTAAAACACCCTGAATAACAGGTAAAAATATATCACCTATTGTGGCTTTTAACTGAAACACAGCAGTATTCATTCTGTTCATACTAGCAGATAAACTTTGACCTGCTTTTTGTACACCACCTGCAAACTCTATTTTTAATTGTTCAGCAAATTTAGGTAAGAAATCTTCTGCCATTAACTTGCCATCAGCCATAAATTTATTAAGTTCTGCTGTTGACATTTTCATTGCCCTAGCAGCAATCTGAAAAGCACCCGGAATCCTCTCACCTAACTGCCCACGCAATTCTTCTGCTTGTACAGTACCTTTGGACATCATTTGTTCCAATGCCCTAAATGCACCTTCTGACTGTTCTGCTGATAAATGCATAACAGTTGAAGCCATACCAACACCTTCAAAAATATCTTTTACTGCTTGCCCCTGAATAGAAGTACCCCTAGCTGCTGATTCAAATGATCCAAAAGCATTCGCAGCAACCTGTAAATCTAATCCTAACTCATTTGCCTTTTGTGTTAACCACTCAAAATCTGCTGCACCCTGCTGAACACTACCACCTGCAAAGTTTAACTTGTTTCGTAGTGCTTCCATTGCAGCAGTAGCATCTACAATCTCTTTTACTACATAACCTGCAACTAATGTTTGAAAACCACTTTTTAAAGCACCTACCGACTTATTTAATTTATCAGTTTCAGCAGTAGCACTCTTGATTCCTTTGGAAAAGAAATCCTTTAAATTAATTATGTAGTCAACTCTATTATTTGCCATTTTTATCCTGTACTGTTCCGTTAAACTTTAAAACAAACATTAATTCTTCCCACCTTTTACTAAATTCCGAATCATTTAATTTATCCGGATTGACTTTAAAATAAAAGCGGATAAGTGCATTTTGCTGTGCTAACTCATCCGCTTCTAGATAATCTTTGTAGAACTTTAATTTTTTTTTAAAACACCTTGCTTTGCCATCAGAATATCTAAACATGGTGATTCTGCTGCTCGTAAAGCATCAAAGTTTTCAGTTATCATTCTAACATCATCACCACCAACATAAAGCGTTTTAATCAAAGATTCTAAACCCTGTAACGAATCCTTTTGAACTAGCTTACTAACTGTTGAATAACATACCCTATCCATTTTTCGCAAATAAACAGTTGCAAATTCTGTTTCTTCATCATTTGTAGGAACTGTCAATGTGTAGATAGTTCCGTACTTTGCTTTTAATTCAGTTAGTTCTTTTTCGGTTAATTTTGCCATTTTGAGAAATATTTAATTTCTTCAAATATACAAATTAATTCCACTCAATATGACTAGGTACTAACTCTAATTCAACCGGAATAGAAGTATCACCTGAAGCAGATCCAATGGTGTTATTTTTGAACTGACAGTTTCTGATTTTGTGAACCACCGGAATCAATGAAGCATCTGTGTATGTTACAATAATATCAAAAGCAGGAATTTCATACAATCTACCATTTGGTGCAGCAGCTACTATGTTCATCACTTCTTCCATAAGCAAAGTGATTTTTGCAGTTGGTGTTACCTGACCATAACCCCTAGATACAGGAAACCTTCCTGTAGCATAGATGTTTTCAGTATTAGCCATTTCGCCATACTCAATCGCAGTAGTACCAATGATAGGAACACCTAGCACCAATAAAGTAATATCTGCATACTCATAAGATTTACCGTTAATCAACGGAATAATGTTTGTTGCCATGTTTTTATACTGATTTTACAAAACCTACATTTACTTTGATAACTCTAGCAACACCCAAAGGAACATTTTGCAATGTTATTTCTAGTGTGCTTGTAGCAAGTACATTTTGGTTCGGATTAATAATTACTTTATGTGCTGATAGTTCATTGTCTGCTTCCATTTGTGTTAATGGATTCTGACACAATGTTTCAAAATAACCTATTGTAGCAGCAGTTAATGTACCATCTGCATTCACTTTCAATGGTGAACTTAAACTAGGCAACAAAGCAGCACGAACAACTCTAGTTATCTTTTGGTAAACTCTGTTATTCTCAATAGTTGAATAATCACTAGTAGGTGTTATTGCAGTTAAAGAATTTGACCAATACGATCCGGTGATACCTATTTGCTTCAACAAAAATGTGTAAGCATAGTTATTTAAACTTTCTAATTGAGAATCAGAAATAGCTGTGTAAGATTGACCATTAGCAAAAGCCAAAGTATCATATTCAACACCATTGCTCATTGGAAACTTTTGAATCCAAGCAATAGAATCACTTACAGCACCAAAACTGATAGCACCTAACATTGTACCTACTGAACCTATGCTTAATCCTGTTGCCTTCCATAATTTATATCCGGCAGCATAACCATCTTGTGCAATACATACACTTACATTTGGTGCATTTACAGTAGTTAAATCAGGTAAACTAGCAATACTTCCGTAATCACTTATTTCACCGTTTAAAACGAATTGTAATGGCTTGTAAACTGCTTCATTTGCATCAGCTATTGCTTGTAGTGCAGTACATTGACCTTCATAAAAAACATAGTTTTTTTGATAAACACCCATTTGCTTTATTTCACCATTGGCGAAATTTTGCATAGTAGTAATATCAGTAAAAGTATATGTCATTTCTTCTTCGTAAAACCCTACATACAATTGCCCTTTAGGTTGTATTCTAAAGTATTCAGAAATATGGTAGTAAGCAATATCAATATAAGAAGCAGTACCTGTAGTATCATTTTGTGTTATTGTGCCATCAAATGTACCTGTAACAGTTATTGCATAAGGTGTACCACTATTTAAGAATATACCTTCAGTTTTTGGTGCAGTTATTAATACTACTGCAGCAAATGCTTCTGCAGTAAAACCATGAATGTTTGTTCCTGAATTGATAGCGTTTGTTAATGCAGTTGCAGCAGTTGATGTACTTACAACATCAGAAGCAGTTAAAGTAAAACTAGCCAAAGTTACAGGTGTTCCAACTTTTGCACCTTCAATAGTATTGCAAGTATATTTAACAGTATCACCTTCAGTACCTGCATCAGTTACTTCAAAAATTCCTTGACTTGCAATTGCACCTAATCCTGTGTTAGTTATTCCTAGAGCAACAGCATCATCTAAAGAAAAGATTTTTTTTATTCTATCTGTTGAACTAAATCCACTAGGCAATGTTCCGTTATAATAGTGAATGTATCCACTAATATAATCAGTACCTGTCAACGGTCTGCCTAAACCGGATGTACTTTTTATAAATTGTATATTTGGTAGTGCCATTTTTTATTTGTTATAAAAAAACCTACCCACCATTCAGCAGATAGGTTTTTTATTTGAATTAATTATTTAATTAAGATACCCAAGTTTGAACAAGAGCAGCAACACCTTTCATGTCAGTTCTTAAAATTGCAGAACCTAACATTACTTCCATGTTGAAAACAGAACCCAAATATTCAGGTTTTCCGTTTCCGTTTGATCCTGCATCATACAAAGGATTCATTGCACCCAAAGCACGACTAACAGTTGATGGATGCCAAGCAATACAAGCCAATCTATCATCAGCAGCAGCAGCAGCACCTACTGCCTTTGCAGTTGTACCTGTTTTAGTAAATACAGCAACAGTTGGTCTAACCATAATGTCAAATCCAAACAATTGAGCAACTACACCTGTAGCTAGTGCATTTACTTGAAAACCATTGTAAGAAGCACGAACTACTTCAGAAATTGTAAACAATTCCCAAAACATATCTGCCTGCATCAAAAGTTTTCTTCCTGTTCTTTGAACATTATCTTTGTCAAGTTTTTTAGCCAAGTTAGCAATGTCAGCTAGAGCAACTGCATTTCTAGTACCTGTTCCTGAAGGAGGAAGTGAAGTACCGGCGGCACCTGTAGTCAATATGATGTTTGTAGCACCTGAAGCACACCATGATACAGCAGTATAATCACCAACAGTTTGTGTTAGTGTAGACATTTGCTGACCAATTACACTCTGACGCTTATCGTAAGAATTTTGCAATTCATCTATGTTAGTAATCAACACCGGTGATAAAGCATATTGATTCAAGTTGTAAGTTAAATCAGTATCAGTTCTTTGAGCAATAGCCAAAGGAAGTGAAGTTGGATTAACATTTACAGTTGGATTTGCACCTGACTGTGGAACATGAACTACACCAAATGCAATATAAGCACTATGGTCAACAGAATACGGTAGAAAATCAGCATTTCTGTTCAATGCTTCTTGGATGTCTTGCACCCAAATTTCTTTAATTAGAGCCATTTTTTATTTGTTTTGTTTATTATTTATTTGATTTTTTTGTTTTTACTTTTTCTTCTTTTTCTTCTTTGTGAACTACTTTGTAGTCAGATTTGGACTGTCTTGCATATCCAATAGCATCTGCTTCATTTATAAAAGCATTACCATCTTCAAAAACGAATAAAACCGTTACTTCAGGATTAACTGCAAAAATTGATTCCATTACTTACCGATAGTTTTTAGTAATTCGTTGTATGCTTCAGGTGCAGAATTCATCAATTCATTCAATCCGGCAGGATCTTTCTTTTCCCATGTTCTGAATGTCCAACTTGACCTATCGTTTTTATCTGCTTCTACTTTCTCTGCATTGAATACAGGTGTGTAAGCAATTTTGATAGCACCAAACATATCTTTCAATTCAGCAGCACCCATTGTGCAGTTGATGAAATAATCTTTCTTTGTAGCATCTATTTTCTTTTCGCTGATAGCATTTTCAATTACTTCTAATTTCTCTGCTTCTGCTTTTGCTAATTCTGCTTCTTCAAAAGATTTCAATTTTTCTTTCAAAATCTCTATTTCTGATTTCAATGTTTCAGTTTCGCTTACTGCTTCTGCTTTTGCAGTTTATAGAACTTGAATTGATTCAACAATTGCTTCTTCTGTAGCATCATTGCTCAAATTCAAAAGGTTTGTTACTTTTATCATTTGTTTTTTGTTTAATAATTTATTGTAGATATTATAAAGTTCTACCACAGTATCACCCATTGGTTTTCTGTTATTGGTAGTTATTATTTCATCAATTAAACCCATTTCCATACACTTGGCTGCATCCATCCATGTTTCTTCTGCCATCATTTGTTTGCACTTATCCATTGTTAATGAAGTGCATCTTTCAAAGATTTTTGCTAGTGAATTAGTGATAAGATTCAACACTTCTTCATTACTTCCACCCTGTGCATTGTGCATCATGAATGTACCATAATCTACCATCTTCTTTTTTGTACCACACATAGCAATTACACCTGCCATTGAATAAGCCATGCCATCAATACAAGTAGTAACAGGTTTGCTAGAATTTAGTATTGCAGAACAAATGGATAATCCTTCCTGAACTGATCCACCTATTGAATTTATCCTAACTTCGATTTCAGATACACTAGAACTTTCGTTTAAATAAAGTAACTCATTAGCAAAGTAGTTACCATCAATACCCATTCCCATCTGACTATCATCCCCAATATGTTTATAAAGCAACATTGTTGCCTTACTACCGGATACATTTGAAAACTGTAAATTCATAATACAAAATTAATTAGTAAATTTGTTATATTTTATTTTTGTAACTTTTTTAATCTATTTTTGTAACAAAATATGGCATCACCTGAAGAAAAAGAAAAACAATTCAAAGCTAGGGTAACTGTTGAACTTCGCGGACAAGCAAAGATTAAATTCTTTGAAGAAGTGAATAAAACAGGTATTGCTGAAGCAAAACTAGCTAGAAAAATTATCTCTGAATACTACGAAAAACCAAATAGGTTTTAAGCAGAATATTCTACAATTACAAAC